CCTTCTTGGATCTGTAAACTCTGGAGAGCAGGGTATCCTCATCCTCCGCGAATACGTCCAAGCTGGAGTATTTTCGTCCACGGGCGAGACGTTCTCAGCAAACTTTTATCTTGGCCCAACTGATCTTCTTGAAGTCAAGATTAAAAACCCCGACCTTAACTCGATCAACGCAGACTTTGTGTTTAACTTCGAAGAGGAATGGTAACAAGACGCTATAGCCAACAGCCTCTTTCTTCACCCTCACTATGAAATGTCATATGAGTACATTTTCGAGCTCTTCACGCGGTACGCTGACACTCCATTAGCTCTCATACTTCTATGGCTCTGGAAAAGAAGGCAACGAAGGAACCTGGAATCCGAGATCGAATCCTTAGAGGAATCGGTGTCATTCTGGCGAGAGCTTTTTCTTACCTCGCAGGAAAGAGCAGTATCGGAGGCGGAGGCACGGGCGGACCGGATGCAGGCTCGGGCGCAGAAAGCCGAAGATTTAGAGCGAAGATATCATCGCTCAATCAGCGAAGAAAAGTAGCTGATAGGCGCTTCGAGGCTCACGAGAACCTTTGTGACGAGAAACTTCGTAAACTCGCTGAAAAAGAGGACTTTGGAAATGACTGCTGAAAACGAGCACGATTCACTCGAGGAAAACATCAAACAAGGAACCAAAGAGCACATGAGCACGCAAGAAGAACGTATCGAGAACATGGAAGGCGGACGTGGGATCAAGGAAACTCTGGAAATCCTGGAGTTTCTCGAGGAAGCCGCGTCTAAGGGAATCGAAGTCACGAAAGACGGCGTTCAGCCGATGAGTGACCTGACCTCGGTTCTATCGGACTCGGACCTCCGGCAGAAGTTCATGACTGCCTTTTCCGGCGTGAAAGACGTACCTGAGGAAGTCGAGGACCTCCAGCCCGAGGAGATCCGAGAGCTCGTTCATGCGGCGACGGATGTTGTATTCAACATTCTCCGCGACGTCCAGAAAGCCTAGGGAGGTCGCTTCGCTCTTCTTTTCACGGTGAAAGCATCCTGCTATGGCCGATATAAGCATGATCGAGCTTGACTATAATCCGGACTTCACGTTCTGGGTTATCGACGGCAACTTCGTCTCAGCCGACCCAGGAGGAGATAAGATCGTGGATATCACCACGAGGGAAATTGTGGTGATTGCAAAGAACACGGATTCGTCTCTCCACAGCGTACGAGTCGAGTCCTTTGATCCACCTGGTCTTGAGCCGGTTGGAACGGACTTTGCTGTTCAAGACGTATCACTAGACCCCGACGAACTCGCTGCGATTTGGCTAGACGTACGGCGTGATCGGCCGATGTTCGATGGAGCCGGACAGATCTCGTTGAAATACCCGGATGGAGCAACAGGCGTAGAAATTCTCCCCATTGGACGGAATAAGCGATGAGAGGCAGGCCGCCGGAAGTTAACTTTGAGGACATAGAGGAGGTTTTCCGTCGGACCTATACCGACACGAGGCGCTTCTGCAAGGTCTTCTTCCCGGACCGCTTCGCTCGCCCGTTCGACCCTCTTCACGACGATATCTTCGACGTGGTGGACAACGTGGAGTCGCAGATGAAGGCTATCGCGGCGCCACGAGGCATTGGGAAAACGAGCATCGGCACACTCGCGAAGCCCGCCAAGCACGTCCTCTTCGCGGAGAACGCGCAGGAAAAGATGCTTCAAGACGCTCCGACCTCTTCGTTCGTCGTAGTCGTATCTGCTACGGCGGACTCTGCGATTGAGCAGACGGAGAACCTAAAGTACAAAATGATGAGCAACCCGATCATCAAGAAGATATTCGGGGAGATTAAGACGAAAGAGTGGAGCAAGCAGCGTTGGGTTGTGGAGATTCCCGGCGATCCGCCGCACAACGTCTGCATCATGCCAAGAGGCGCGGGGCAGCAGATCCGTGGGAAGCTCTACCGTGACTCCCGGCCCGACCTGATTGTAGTGGACGATCTGGAAGACTCGGAGGAGGTGCAATCCGAGGACCAGCGCCGGAAGCTCAAGAAGTGGTTCTACTCAGACCTCATGGGCGCGGTGGATCAGGGCCGCGATGACTGGGAAATCTTCGTAGTAGGCACGGTTCTCCACGAGGACTCGCTCCTAGTCAACCTCCTGGAGTCAAACAACTGGTACAGCACGAGGTTGGAGATCTGTGACGACGACTTCAATTCCCACGCGCCTCACTATATGTCCTCCGAGGAGTGCAAGCGGAAGTACGAGCAGTTCAAAGAAGACGGCGAAGCAGACGAGTTCTCTCGTGAGTACCGGAACCTGCCAATTCCTCCCGGCGACAAGCGGTTCAAAGAAGAGTTCTTCAAATACTACCAGGACCAGGACATCACCGAAGAGGAGCTCAACGCAGACCCGAACGTAGAGTCCTTTGTCCTCATCGACCCGGCGCGTACGACGAAGGAAACCTCCGCCGAAACGGCCCTTGTGGGATGCAGCGTGAACGTACGATCTCAAGCCATTTACTTCCGGAGGATCGAGCACGGACACTTTGAGATCAAAGAATCAATTAACAAAGCCATCACGATGGCCCTGACGATCAACGCCTCGGCTATTGGGATCGAGGTGACGGGCCTGAATGAGTTCGCGTTGTATCCTTATAAAAACGAGCTTTCGATCCGGGATCTTCCCTACGAGGTCGTAGACCTCCACGCGAGGGCAGGCAGGAATGAGAAGGGAAAGATCGAGCGAATTGGCAACCTGGCTCCGTTGTATCAAAACGGCCAGATATACCACAATCGCAACGAGTGCGATCCGCTTGAACAGCAACTTGGATCGTTCCCGAGAGCCCGGCGCTGGGACGTGATGGACGCGGCGGCGTATGTCCTCCAGATGCTAGAAGACCATGAGCAGTACATGAGGCCGTCGGTGAACGAGTTCAGCGAGGACCGCGAGGACATCGAGGCCGAGTATCGGATGCTCGAGGACTCATACGAACAACCTCTTGATAACTTCCGCTTGGTATAATGGCCGTTCATGAGTACTACGAGGGCTCCACTGGCCCTTTTCTTTACGACGACACGGAGACGTACGATGACGGAGTGGCGCAGATTGGCTTTCGCTCTACTGCGTCTATCCGAACGGAGGACTTCATGATCATCGGGCTTAACAACCCGATTCTCCACGGGAACATCTTCGTGAGCTTGGGAGACGGAACGTCCACGAACCTCTTCCCGAACGTAAACATATCCTACCCGGCGGGCCTTATCGAGTGCTTTACGAGCGGGCACTACGGAAACTATCACCTTGACGCCGACGACAAAACCGCCGAGCTTGTTGAGTCTTCATCAAACACCATCTTCGGGGACGCCTCGAACAACCCGAGTAAGGTATTCATCGACGATAGCGGATCAGAGTGGATCATCCAGAACGACTCGGGCTCTACGCAGAATATCGTGATGGCGGTGCGGATCGTCACGGACTTCTCCGTTCCCAGTTAGAGTCCTTCATGTAACGAATACCAACGCTTGAAACTGTGATATACCTGCAACAGTACCAGTAACCACACGCGGGGAATAGACAGACAACACACCATATGCCTCCGAACGTACGAGGAAATAGCGGACGGGAGGTTGACACCAAGAGCTTCCGGTCGCTCAACTTTCAGTATGACTATCCGAGAAACCTGTCCTTGAAGCCTGGAGAGGATCAGCATGATCGGATCGTCTCGAAGCTCCTGGATCGAGCTCGTGACTCGTATCTAGAGATGCAAGACCGCCATCAGGAATGGCGAGAGGTTGATAAGAAACTAAAAGCATATGCGCGTCCGAGGACCGAGCAGGAGAAGAAAGACGGCGCGGTGCCGGAGGTTGTTCTGCCGTTCTCGTTCGCAAACCTCGAGACGCTGTTGACCTTCATGGTCAGCGCGTTTCTCAAGGACCCGATCTTCCAGTACAAAGGCATTGGGCCGGAGGATTCGCTTGGTGCGTCGCTGCTTGAGCAGCATATTGCGTATCAGTCCAACAAGAAACGCTTCGGCCTCAACCTCCATACGATGTGGCGCGACGGCTTCTGCTACGGCTTCGGAGCCGTAACGCCGAAGTGGACGGAGGAACACGGGACACGTACTCGGGTCCGGGAAACTGGGTTCTTTGACAGACTAGACAACATCTTCTTTCCTACGGAGAGGAACCGGGAGCCAGAGGAAACGCTTTTGTACGAGGGTCATGAGCTTGAGAACATCGACCCCTACCGTTACCTCCCCGATCCCAACGTGGCTGTACATGATGTCCAGAAGGCCGAGTACGTCGGCTGGATCTCACGGATGAACATCATGGAGCTTCTTCGGAACGAGGAAAACTCAGATCGCTTCTTCAACGCGAAGTACGTGAAGGAGGGGATGAGTGACGCTACGACGGACATCATCTCGGGGATCTCCGAACGAGAGAAAAACCGGGAAAGCGAGAAGGTCGGAACGAACAATCCCGTGGACGTAACGTGGATGTACGTGGACCTCATCCCGAACGATTGGGGCTTGAGCTCTTCGGCCTCGCCTGAGAAGTGGCTCTTTGGCCTTGCCGGGGACCAGGTGCTCGTTGCCGCTCAGCCTCTTGGCCTCCATCACAATCGCTTTCCGGTCGCCGTGGCCGCGCCTGACTACGATGGCTACTCGGCGGACCCGCCCGGTCGGATCAACATGATCAACGATATGCAGGAGGTTATTGACTTCCTGTACACGTCGCATCTCACCAATATCAAAAAGGCCATCAACGACATGTTCGTTGTGGACCCGAAGTTGGTGAATATCTACGACGTAACCGATCCGAAGCCAGGGAAGGTTATCCGGATGCGCCGGGCCGCTTGGGGGTCTGGGAAGATCGATGAAGGCGTGAAGCAGTTGGAGGTGGCCGACGTGACGAAGGGGCATATCGAAGAGGCCTCGTATCTTCTCGACGTAATGGAGCAGGTATCGGGCGCTACGGACGTGGCGAAGGGAGTCGTGCAAAACTCCGGGCCTCGGATCTCCGCAGCGGCGAGCCGCTCGGCCCGTCGGTCGGTTCTTTCTCGGATGCAAAAGACGGCCCGTATTGTTGGCATGCAGGCTCATCAGCCGCTCGGGGAGCTTTTGGCTTTCCAGACGCAGCAGCTTCTCTCGAACGAAACCTATGTGGAGATAACGGGAAACACGGCAGAAAAACTCAAAGATGATCTTGGCCTTGATCCCCAGCGCCTCGAGAACGGCCGCGTTGCAGTTGATCCTTTTGAGCTTATCATCAACTTCGACATTAAGTCGGTTGATCCGTCGGTTCCGGGGTCGGAGGATGTGGAAAAATGGACGGAGGTTTATCAGGCAATCGGAAACAATCCCGCGCTCGCACAGGAATTCGACATGGTGCGTCTCTTTAAGCATATTGCACGCCAAATGGGCGCGAAGAACGTAGATGACTTCATCAAGCGTGCCGAGCCGCCGAGCGTGATGAACCAACAACAGGCGGAGGAACAGGCTCGGCAGGGGAATCTCACCGAAATCCAGCAAAACGGGCAATCCAATGGAACGAGACAACAACCAACACCAGGAACAGCCTGAGTTCTTTCTGCTCCCGCACGCCGATGACTACCAGCTACAATGCTCGGCTGAGGAGCTTCGGTCGTTCAAGAACGGACCGATTTGGAAGGATGTTCGAGGGCTTATCAAAGAACGTATGCAGTATCTCATGGAGCAGTTGATCTCTGCTAGTTCAGACGCGGAGATTCATCGGCTCCAAGGACAACTGAAAGCCTTGAATGACCTCGTAGACAAAGAAAGAGACTTCCTCGATACAGCGATTATGTCGCTAGAGGAAGCCAGTCGATACAACGAACAAGTACAGCAACAAACCAATGGGCAATAGCGAAGAGGCACAGACATCGCAGATGGACGAGATGCTTGGGATTCTTGACGGTGCTGGCGGGAACGGAGAAGCGGGATCTCCCGAGGACGAGGCGCCTGTAGACGAGCCCGAGAACGAAAACGAGGAACCGGAAGAACCCTCCTCGGAAGAGGAAGAATCCTCCTCGGAACCCACCCGCGAAGAGCTGATGGAGGAAGTCCGTCAGCTTCGGAATGAGGTCGAGCAACAAGATCAGCCCGAGGAGGAACCGGAAGAACCCGACGAGGAACCCAACGCCTTCAACGTCGAGGGCCTTGATGACCTTATCTCGGAAGAAGAATACGACAAAGCGCTCTCCGGGCCTGAGGGCCTGAACGAGGTGTTCAAGAACGTCTTCGAGCGCTTCTACCAGAAAGCCGCTCCGAAGCTGATCGAACAGAGCGCCCGAACGGCGTCTCGTACGAAGACCCAGGAGGATATCGTCAAGAGCTTCCGACAGGAGAACCAGGACCTCACCGGTCAAATGGGGTATGTTGGATACAAGGCCAACAAGATTCGGTCGGAGAACCCGAACATGGGACTTCGGGAGGTCTTGAACAAGGCGGCGGAGAGTGTTCGGCAGGAGATCGGCAAGACGAGTACAGGCTCGGGTTCATCCCCGTCCTCGTCCTCCGACGCTGCGTTCACGCCGGACCAGACAGGCGGGTCGTCTTCTAGAGGGCAGCAGGAACCATCTTCGCAAGACAGCGGAGATTCGCAGAAGGATCAAATCGACGAAATGCTAGAAGCTATTTAAGACTATGTCTATCCAAGGCCAGATGCTCCCGTGGGGCCTAGAGCTCACCGGGGACGAAATTCGAGAGTCAACGCCGAACGGTTTTGCGAGTAAGCAGCACGAGGCGTTTCATCTATACTCCCGGAGCGTAACGCTCGGGGACACCGAGTCGCTTTCTCTGCCCGAGTCAATCAAAGGCTTCGTGGTCTTTGGCAACGACACGGATGGAGGCGTCGCGCAGGTGGATACGGACGGAACCGTGGTACTTATCTCCTCTACCGCAGGAGCTGGTACGGCAGGCTCTGATAACCTCCAGATCGCGGACGTAACGGCGGATGACTCTACGCAAATCGTGAACAACTCGGGCTCGGGCTTCGATCTCGAAGTCGTGCTGTTCTACAAAGACGCTTGATTCCCGCTAGTACCAAGCAGCCTCGGGCTTGCGTTTGGCTCGTGGGTGTTCTTCACAAAAACGCGCAATCGATAATCAACGAACAACAATCCAATGGCTTTCCTAGGAATCAGGGGCACAGAGGACTTCGTTGCGAACGAACGTCCCGAAGACTGGCTGGAGATGCTTCTGTATCTCTACCCCAACGGCCAGGCTCCCCTCACTGCACTTATGTCGATGGCGTCTTCGGACGACACGACAGATCCACACTTTCACTGGTGGACGAAAATCTTCCCGGACCAGGGAGGAGACATCGATGGTGTGTACGATGACAGCGGACTCTCCTCGGGCCACACTGCTGGCTCGGGCTCTGACGGCGACACGGTTTATCTCGACGTGTCTGCCGATACGCAAAGTGAGTTCCGCGTTGGACACACTGTTCTGATTCGTGTCAAGGAGGACTATCGGCACGACACGCTGGCTCAAGTGACCGCACTCGGAGATTCCGGCGGCGATGCTTATCTTCAAGTCGAGCTTCTGGAAGACGAAGACGCGACGCACGACATCGCTAACGGAACCGCCGATTGGGTCGAGGTTGCAGGGAACAGTAACCAAGAAGGCGCGACGTTCCCCGATGCGATCTCGTACGATCCGACCGAGCACTCCAACTACACGCAGATTTTCCGGACGCCTCTGAAGATCACGCGTACTGCTCTGCAGACGCGGTATCGCACGGGGGATAAGTACCAGGAGGAGAAGCGTGAGACGCTGGAGCTTCATGGCGTCGAGATCGAGAAGGCGATCACCTGGGGCGAGAAGGAGCTTGATACCTCTGGCGATCAGCCGGAGCGCCGAACGCGAGGGATTGCTAAGGCGGTTATTGACTACGGTCCTTCGGAGAATACCAGCCGGTATACCTCCGATCCTGACTTCACCGGCCAGAGTTGGCTGCAAGGAGGGAAACCGTGGCTCGATAAGCGGCTGGAGATCATCTTCCGCTATGGAGATCAGGAGAAGATGGCGCTTTGCGGCGGTAAGTTTCTCCTCGCTGTGGCTCAACTCGCAGAGGCGTACAGTGGGTATGATCTTGAGCCGATGGAAACGGACTTCGGCATGTCGTTCCAGCGGCTGATCACGCCACAAGGCAACGTGCTGTTCAAGCAGCATCCTCAGTGGACGCGCAACCCGGTGACGAACCGCGACGCGCTGATCCTTGAGCCCCGCCGCCTGACGCTCCGTCCGATCCAGGATACGATGTTCAAGGAGGACGATATCACTTCGGTCCGTAATGGCTCGAAGGATGCTCTGGAGGAAGAGTTCCTTACAGAGGTTGGCCTCCAGTATGAGCACCTGGAAACGATGGGCTATCTCAGCGGTGCTGGCCTCGATGCATAATTCGTTCTTTTCACGATGAAAACAACACAGAGCTATGAGTTTCCAACAGGACAAAGCGACCAATCCCTCGCACCGCGAAAGCACCGGGACGGACTATAACTCCGAAGGCTCCATGATGTCCGCCGAGCGCGGAGGTCGTGGAGATAATAGCGGAATGAAGTCCGGCAACCCGGTAGGGATGATGAACAAGAGCGGCTCTGAGGTGCTTAAGCGCATGAAGAAGCCGCAGCCGAAAGATCGGAAAACTACCTAAGAGGTTCTTATGAACCTAGGAGAAATCCGGACACAGTTTGCCAGAGAGTCTGGTCGGTTTGATCTAGTGGACCAGTCCTCAACACCTTTTGGCGACGAAGGCGCGGACTACTATATCCGAGCCGGACAGCGTACTCTGGACAACAAGCTGCCGACGCCGAAGTCCCTGGCGGAGGAGGAGTTTAGCATCTCCGCTGGGGACTACTCGGTGGAAAGCTCGATGATACAGGCTGTGAAGGGAGTTTGGATTCGTGAGGGCTCCAACGAGCCCGAAGAGCTCTCGAAGCTAGACCTGCGGAGGTTCTATGAAGAGCACGGTGACGACGGTTACTTGAAACAAGCGGAGCGGGCAAAGCCGGAGAGTTATTCCATCGGCGTTATTCGTGATGGCTCTGCGGACCCGGCGAAGCAGGAGAATAAAGCAATCCTGCTCGGACCGCCTGCTGACGGCGATTATACACTCATCGTCGTTTCCACGTACTTCTCGACTGACCTCAAGAAGGACGACGACGAATCCTATTGGTCGATCAAGTACCCGCACCTGCTCGTGATTGCCGCGAGGTATATGATGGAAGTTTCTCACCGAAATACCTCGGGCCAGCAGGACTTCTTGCGCTACATCGAGCGCGAAGTCAGTCAGATTGACGACAATGTCGTCGAGGAAATGATTTCCAACAGGGACCAGTTGACCGATGAGCGAGAAATCTTTGAAGGAATTATCCGCAAGGGAGGCCCGTTTGGCCGGAAGGTATAAGGAGTGGAAGGACGAGAGCCGCGAAGCTCCAGAGCCGCGAGGCTCGATTGACTCTCTTGATGTGTTCTCCGAGGACGCGGTGGCCGGGGATGTTCTTATGGCCCGGCGCTTTCACTCCAAAGGAGAGCTCGTCGCGCTATCGGTCGAGTGCGATAGCCTTCCGCAGGATGCGGAGGTTGTCCTTGAACACCGAAAGGAGGATAAGAAGATCAACTTCTCGTTTCCTCTTAAGAAGAGCTTCGAGATCGTTCTCTCGGACTTCCCTAGGATATCGCCTGGCGACACGGTGTATGTACGGCTCCAGGCGAGAGAAGACCTTACGCCTGCTAAGAATATCCTCACTACACTAAGTGCGAAGTTGCTATGAGGGAGTTTACGCTTCGGCTTGAGGGCGAGGATCTTGTTCGTGGCCTGGAGCCGAAGAAGACCGGGTTTGGTTCGACGTACGCCACGGAGCTTCGGAATATGCGTCCGAGGCCCGAGGGCCTGCGTGGATACAGCCGCCTGACCGATCCATTCGGAGGCGGTATTCCTTCGGACTTTCCGTACCCGCAGGTTTTCGAGACCTCCAACGGCGTGTTGGTCTTCGAGTACGATGGCGTCTCGGAGGTGAATACCTCGAATGACCCGTGGACGATCTCTAACGTGACTTTAAAGAACGCAGATAATCTCCCGTTCACCGCAGAGCCTGTTGACTCCGGCTCCGAGTGGCACTTTGCGTACTCTGGTGGAGGATACTATGCCTTCAACGGAGTCTCGACTATCTTCCGTCCGGGGCTGGATATCCTCAATAGCACTACGCCGAGGACGTACGTAAAGAATAACTTCCAGGTCCAAAGTGGCTGTCGACAC